GCCGCGCAGAATGACGTGATGAAGCGGCTGCTGGCTGGGTTGTCGAAACTGGTGCCCGCACTACGACTGCCACGCCAGTTATCAGCAAATGGTCAATCGACGTTCACGAACTTTATGCGAACCCGAAGGCAACGCAGAAAATCTTGGACGACGCTGAGATCAACATGGAAGCATGGCTTGCAGCCAAAGTGTCTGACAAAATGTCGCGCATTGAAAACGCTGCATTCGTCACAGGCACAGGCACAGACCAGCCTAAAGGCTTCCTCGCTTATGCGGCTGGCACAACCAAACCCCAAGTTAACTACACCACAAGCGCAGGAAATGTGGCGCGTACTAACCCTATTGTTTTAAATTCCGCTGGTCGAATAGGTGACGGGGGCGAAATCTGGATTACATCTGCCGCATATAAATTTGTTCTTACCACATCCACAGACGTGTTAATTGCAACTTATGACAATATTTCTGGTATTGGCGCAGCTTTCTATCAGATTCAAAATTTTACGGGTACTGGTTCACAAACTGTATTTACGTTGAGTGCAACATCTTTTGGTGAAGATTACACGTTTGTGTACATCAATGGTGTGTACCAAAATAAAAACACATACGCCGTCAGTGGCGCAACACTTATGTTTTCTGAAGCACCGCCTATTACCTCAAAAATTGAAGTAATGTTTAACTGATTGGATAAATCATGGCAGATACCAAAATTTCCGCGCTAACCGCATCTACAACCCCGCTTGCGGGCACCGAGGTATTGCCGATTGTCCAAAGTGGCACAACCAAGCAGGTCAGTGTTGCAAACTTGACCGCTGGCCGCGCCATCAGTGCAACGCAACTTACTTTGACCACAGGTAATTTGATTGTTGCAAACGGTCAAGGCATCGACTTTTCTGCTACACCGGGCACAGGCACAAGCGAGTTGTTTGCTGACTATGAGGAAGGTACTTGGACGCCTACCCGCAGCGGTTTTGTTGAAGTGCTTGGTGCTGGTTCAATTACAAGCACCGGGCGATACACCAAAGTTGGAAATACCGTAACAGTTCAAGCGCAAATTGTTTGTGCTGGCGGGGCAACAATTGCTGCAACTTCGGGTATTGGCTCTTACCTTAGGGGCTTGCCCTTTGTTCCAACATCATTGGGCGCTGGAGAATGGGTAAATGGGTCTTCTGTTGCAGATCAAGGAAGTATGCTTGTGCATACAAATACTGATATGTATTTGACAAAAGGATGGGTTGCAACTTCAAGTACATTTTATTTTTCTGCAACGTATTTGACGTCTTAAGGAATTTTTATGTCATTGACAAAAGTTACATACTCCATGATTGATGGAGTTGGCGTCAACGCTAAAGATTTTGGTGCTGTTGGAGATGGCGTAACATCCGATACAGCGGCAATCCAAGCGTTGTTTGATGCAGCAGCGGCAAACTCTGCTAAGGAAGTGTTTTTCCCCGCAGGTACATATCTTCTCCCATGCAACAGAACAGACTCCGATTACACCTGCGCCATTATTGTTAGGGGGCTTAAGAACTGTGTTGTTCGCGGAACAGAAAACACAAAGTTTACCCAAAACACTTCTGGTAGCGGCCCTGCTGAATACGGGATGTTTCGAGTTGAAGAATGTGTAGGTGTTACGTTTACTGGTTTTGAGATGGATGGAAGCGGCATAGTCACCACTGGTACTGGTGCAAACAGGTCGCGTGGATTTTTACTTGCAACAATTAACGTAAACAACAAGGCTATTGATCTTGCCCCTAATCAACGCCTTGAATTTTGTAATATTTACGCGCATGATATTGGCGGATTTATTTTATACGCGCTGCGGAATGAAACAATCTATGACGGCCCTCCACGAGGGTTGGGGTTATACGTGCATGATTGCTTGGTTGAAAGATTAGGAAACGATCATGGCGTTGGCATTGGGTACATGAGCAATGTTGTTATTGAGAACAACCGCTTTATAAATGATCTTCCCGCTGGCGTAGTCCCTGAAAACATGAGTGTGGATTTATCGGCTGGTATTTACGACGCAATAGTTCGTAATAATTACGTTTATGGTTTTATTTTTGGAATGAAATCAGAAACTCATACAAATATGTTTCCAGGCGGTACTGACCAGCGCACTTCCAAGCGGGTTCTTTTTGAAAATAACTACCTTGAACAAATTGGAAGTCCAACAGCGTACATTGTTGGTTCTGGTGGTGGAGCAGGCGATACTTATGGCATCAAGCTAAACAGTCAGGGGGCTACAGCTTCTAACAACACAATTATTGCTCGTAGTATTGGCGTTACCACAGGAGGGTTAGGTATCGGTGTCGCTGCCTTAAATACTGGCAACTTGGAAAGCACCGCATTGGTGGATGGCAATTACATAGTCAGCGCTCGTTACGGTGTTTTACACACGGACACTGCTACAAGCACAAAAGTTTTCACTACAACGATTCGTGACAATCGCATCAACGATGCCATATTGCATGGCGTTAATGTGGGGTCAAATTGCACGGTAGAAGGAAACAGAATATATAGATCAGGCAGTGAGGCGGTAACGGCGCAAGTTCCAATTGCTCAAACGTATATACGAAATAACTTTGCGTTCAATTGTGCGTCTACCAACAACCCAACAATTGCAAACACAGTTGTATTTTCTCAAGTAGGCACTGGCGGTCAAGGATACTTGGAGTTTACTGGCAACATCATAGAAGACACTCGTGGTGCATCTGCTGCTAAGTATGGATATTTCTTTAATGCCTATGGAATGCCTTCTGCGAATCAAATTGTATTTACCCCCGGTGTTACATCTGGGCTATTTACTGCAATAGCCTATGATAAATACTTTAGCGCTGTAGGTACAAGCCTTCAATTACCAGGAACATTAGTTCCAGCCGCAAGAACTATCGTAGTAACTAACAACCCATCACTTGCCGCGCCTTGGAATACTATGCCTTGGAACGCTGGGGATACGGCTGTTTTTTCTGTTCCTACTATTGGGCTACCGAAAGGATACGTTTGTACTGTTGCTGGAACTCCAGGCACATGGGTATCTCAAGGTAATTTATAAATTTTTTAAAGGATAAATCATGGCACTTCAAAAAACTTTTAATACCCCCCAAGGCTTCGTGGCTTCAAATGCGTATGTTCAAATTGAGGGAATTAGAATTACAAATAAAACATCAATGACTTTTCAAGTTAGGTTTTATAAAGATTCAAATACTGAAGTGTCATTTTCGGATAAAGAATATGGTTGCGCGTACGATTTAAATGGCGCAAATGCTATGTGCCAAGCCTACGAACACCTCAAAACCCTGCCGGAATTTGCTGGCGCAACCGATTGTTAACCCGTACCAGTTCGGACAACTGGAAACCTTAATGCTTGACTAGATGGTCAGGTTGGAAACAAGGAAACATCATGTTAGAAAAAATTGTGTCTGTTGACCTAATTGAAGTCGTTGAAAACGGCTCAATCCAAGTTCGCACCAAGACCGCCATCAAAGAAGATGGCGTTGAGATCAGCAGCAAGTTTGCCCGTCACGTTGTCGCCCCCGGTGCTGACGTAAGTGGTGAAGATGTCAAAGTGCAAGCAATTGCCGCATCTATCCACACTGCTGAAGTTGTGGCTGCATACGAAGCCGCACAAGTAGTTACACAAGTGCCCGAAATTCCAGCATAATGCTGACAAAACCGTATCGGCGAGGTTCACCGAGGAATCTTAGGATTCAATGAAAATGACTGAAGAAGTCCAAGCCCTAGCGGAAATAGACTCCGCGCCAACGATGGATGTGACGGCCACACCTGAAGTTGCTGATAGTACGCCGGAAGTAGCTGATCAACAGCCTGCCAAGACCTTCTCGCAAGAGGAACTTGACGCTGCCATCGGCAAACGCCTTGCAAGAGAACAACGTAAGTGGGAACGAGAACAAGCCCAGCGCCAGTCTGAACAACAGACGCTGAGAGCCGCCCCAACAGCATCCGCTGACCAGTTCGAATCTACTGAGGCCTATGCGGAAGCACTGGCCCTTCAGAAAGCCGAAGAATTGATCGCCAAGCGTGAAGCTGCCAAGCAGCAGTCGCAAGTTCTTGAGAGCTACCATGATCTTGAGGAAGAAGCACGGAGCAAGTACGACGACTTTGAACAAGTCGCCTACAACCCCAAACTTCCAGTCACGAGTGTGATGGCTGAAACGATCCAGTCTTCGGAGATTGGGCCTGAGTTAGCGTACTATCTCGGCTCTAACCCTAAAGAAGCGGAACGTATCTCGCGTATGTCGCCACTCGGTCAGGCGAAAGAAATTGGGAAAATTGAGGCCAAATTGGTTTCAGCGCCCCCAGTCAAAAAAACAACCTCTGCACCAGCGCCGATTTCGCCGGTGACTGCGCGTTCCTCTGGAGCGCCTGCTTATGACACTACAGACCCCAGGTCAGATAAGACCATGACGGCCTCGCAGTGGATTGAAGCTGAACGCCGTCGCCAGCAAAAGAAGTGGGAAGCGCAGAACCGCTAAATCTTTTTAAAGGACTTTTGAAATGTCTAATAGTATCCTAACGATTGACATGATTACCCGCAAATCGCTGGAAATCTTGGAGAACAACCTCGTTCTCACCCGTAACGTGAACCGTCAGTACGACGACAGCTTTGCTGTTGAAGGTGCCAAGATTGGTTCGACCCTGCGTATCCGCCTGCCTGACCGCGCTCTGGTAACTGACGGTGCCGCCCTGCAAGTTCAGGACGACAACGAGCAGTACACCACTTTGACCGTTGCCAGCCAAAAGCACATCGGCGTCAACTTCACATCTGCTGAATTGACCATGCAATTGGATGACTTCGCTGAGCGTGTTCTGAAGCCTCGTATCAGCCAATTGGCCTCCAGCATTGATGCTGACGTTGCCAACGCTTATCGCAGCATCGGTAACAGCGTCGGTACCCCTGGCACGACTCCTTCGACTTCTTTGGTGCTGTTGCAGGCCCAGCAGAAGCTGAACGAAAACGCTGCCGTGATGTCCCCACGTTACGCCACCGTCAACCCTGCCGCTAACGCTGGTCTGGTTGAAGGCATGAAAGGTCT